ATTTAAAAATAATTAACATTTTTTGTTGGTAATTAAAATATTTGTTTTATATTTGTTGCATAGTTAGTAATTAAGCTAATTATTAAAAGACAAATTATGACATTATTAGAAAGATTAAAACCACAGTACAAAGATTTAATAGACCAAAAGAACGATAAATTTCCTACAATTATAGGAATGATTTACGACCATTTAGAAAGCGAAGATTACATACATAATTTAAAGTGGGGTGTTTGGTCAGATATAAAATCATTTATTAACGCAGACAGTCCTTATGATGTATTTGAAGAATATAATTATGGAGAGTAATTGTTGCGGTGCATTACCGCTATGGGAATCAGATATATGTTCTGATTGTGGAGAACACGCAGAATTTGATTATACAGATGAAGATATTATTTAAAAAATTAAAACAATGGTGGAACAAGATAAAAGTATTGAAACGATAAACCAAGCAGCTTGGGATAAGTTGAAGCTGCAAATAGAATATCATTTAAAACAAGACCCTAACTTAACAGATATAAATATTAATTATCAAGTTAGAATACCAAGTTATGGAACAAGGAATTATTTAAAGTTAAGTACAAAAATAAACGATTAAATATGTTTGATTTAATTTTAATAGGTGTAGGTTTTTTTCTTATTGGATTGCTTTTTGGAATTTACGTAGGAATTAACGATAAATTAAAATAAATTTTATATATTTGAAAAATAGAAAGTTATGACACATTTTGAAGACATTAAAAGAGTAAGTATTATGAATGAAGATTTTGAAAAGTACCTGCACAACAGGATTGAAGCATTAGAGAATAGAGTAGCTTTTTTAGAAGCACAGCTAGAAGTAAGTAAACAATTATTAAAACAATAGAAAAATGAACAAAGACAAATTAATTGAGTTGTACAAAAAGTACGGATTGACAAAAGACGATGTATTTAAACATCAACACTATGTGATTATCACAAGGCAAGGTATTGATAAGATACAAGCAGTAGAACAAATGAGCGTTACTTATGAAGTAATAAGATGCGAACCTAACTTTGCAGTATTTAAAGCAAGTGCTGAAAAGGATGGTAAACAAATTGAAACATTTGGTTCTGCATTAAAAGGAGAGGGTTACAAAGATGGTAACACAAACTCTTGGTATGTAGCTGAAATGGCAGAGAAAAGAGCAATGAGTAGAGCAGTATTAAAACTTACAGGGTTTTACGAATTGGGAGTATTTGGAGAAGATGAAAGCGAAAGTTTTAAAAAGTAAATAAATAAGTATATTAACCTAAATTAAAATAGAATTATTATGAGTGCAATTATCAATTACAGTTTAAGAGTAGACAAATTACCAAAGGAGAAATTCATCGCAGGAAAGGATGGAGCGGTTTACGTTAATCTTACAATGTCGGTAAACGATGAAACAAGATACGGAAACAACGCATCTATTTACATTTCGCAAACTAAAGAAGAAAACGAAGCTAAAAAGCAAAGAACTTATTTAGGAAACGGAAAGGTCGTTTGGAATAATGGAAGTATTGTAAACGCTGAAAAAGAAGTAAAAGAAGCAGTACAAGAAGAGGTAGGCAGCGACTTACCATTTTAAATTATAAGGGGAGTTTAATTACTCCCTTTTTTTTTACATAATTTTTAGTATATTTATATTTTAATGACAAAAATATTATTTAATGCAAGAGGAAATATCAGAAGAAAAGACAATAGAGAATATGGAGATGGAACTAATTGCACAAGAATGCAAAGTTTCAACAGATGAAGTTATGGATTACCCTCCAACAGCTATAAGTTTAGGAGAAAAAACAATACAAACAAAAAACGGAGATATAAATATTCCAATAGGAATTGGCACTTATGGAAACTTTAGTTTTGTACAAGCACCACCAAAGACAAAGAAAACATTTTTTATATCACTTTTAGCAAGTGTTTATTTAAGTGGTCAAAATAATTTTGGAGGAAAAATAAAAGGTCATAGAAATGGTAGATGTTTAATACATTTTGATACAGAGCAAGGGCATTGGCACGCACAAAGAGTTTTTAAGCGTGTTGAAGATATGGCAGGAATAAAAGATTTGGGTTGTTACCAAACCTATGCTTTAAGAACTATTAACTATAAGCAACGAATGAAGTTTATAGAATATACATTAGAACAAAACAAAGGTAATAATGGGCTTGTCGTTATAGATGGAATAGCTGACTTGGTAAGCGATGTAAACAACCTTGAAGAAAGTAATTTATGCGTACAAAAGATTATGGAATTAAGTGCTAAATACGATTGTCATATAATAACAGTTATCCATAGTAATTATGGAACAGATAAGGCAACAGGTCATTTAGGTAGTTTCCTTTATAAAAAATGTGAAACTGCCATAAGTTTAGAACAAAACACAGTACATAAAGATAATGTTACTGCAACCTGTAAAATTAGCAGAGGTTATGCTTTTGATACATTTAGCTTTAGCGTAAACAGATACGGTTTACCTTTTGTAGTAGGAGATATTTATGACCCATTACAAGATTTTAAAACTAAACAACCTAAACATAAAGAAATACCTTTTTAATATGAAAACAGTTAATAGTTTAAGTGGTGGTAAAACATCAAGCTACATAGCAGCTAATTATCCTGCTGATTACAATGTATTTTCTTTAGTGAGAACAAGTGATAAAAATTGTATGTTTCCTGATGCAAAGGTAAGGCAAATGGTTTCTGATAGATTAGGTACAGAGTTTATTGGTACTCTTGAAGAAGATACTATAATTTATACGATGTTAGATTTAGAACAGTTTATAGGTTCTAAAATTGATTGGGTAACAGGTAAAACATTTGATGATGTTGTTACAAGAGCAAATGGTAAAACACAATTACCAACACCGATGAGAAGATTTTGTACAGTTAAAATGAAAATAGAACCTATTTTTAATTTTTGGAAAGAAAACATAAATGAAATTGTAGAAACAAGAATAGGTTTTAGAGCAAACGAAACAAGAAGAGCAAATACAATGGTTGAAAGGTGTGAACCTACTAATGGAGTTATGACTTTTAAAACTATTGTAGGTAAGCGAAAAACTCAAAACAAGTGGGCAGATATACCATATCAAATACCAAGATTTCCTTTAATAGAAGATAATCTTTATAAAGACACTATTGAAGAATTTTGGAAAGATAAACCTGTAAGGTTTGCTTATATGAATAACTGTGTTGGTTGTATGCATAGAAATCCATTATTATTAAGAAAAATGTTTGATAAAGAACCAAAGAAAATGAATTGGTTTGTAGAAACAGAAAAGAAAGCAATTAAATCATATAAGAATAATGTATGGAGGTCAGATGTTACCTATGAAAAAATAGGTAAATCATTAAGTCAATTTGATTTGTTTGATGATGATTTTAACGAATGCGATAGTGGTTACTGTGGATTATAAAATAAAAATATAAATAAAATGTCACAATTAATAAATAAAGCAGCAGAGAAGCACAAAACTTGGATTAACGTAGTAAACTCTTTTGGATGTCCTAAAAACATTTCAGAAGATATAGTGCAAGAAATGTATATTTATTTAATTAGATATGAGAAAGAGGGTAAGAATATTTGGTATGAAGATGGAGAAGTTAACTACTATTATATCTTTAAACAGTTAAGAGGTATATATGTTTCTTTTTTAAGAAGCAATAGTAAAATTACTAAAGTAAGTTTAGATGAAATAGATAAACAATTTCAAGAAATTGACCCAATAGAATACGAGGAACAATATGAAAGGTTTTTAAATGGTTATTTAAGAGCAGTTGATGATGTTTATTGGTATGATAAGAAAGTATTTGAATTGATAGCAAGAGGAAAGAGTGTAGCTGAATTAAGCAGAGATACAAAGATAGGTTACTATTCACTTTACAATACATACAACAAAGTAAAGAACAAATTAAAAGATGATTTATTATGAGTTTAATTAGAAATAGTAAACAAGTAAGGCAAACAATAGATTTTACTGGTGTACAAAGTGGTAAAATTCATCCTACTGATATTGATGTAGTTTTAGAATTTGATAATGATGTTTTGATTTTAATGGAGGTAAAAAGAAAAGGTAATTTAATTCCAATCGGACAAAGATTAGTTTTAGAAAGGATAGCTAATTCTTGGCATACAGACAAATGTGTGGTTCTTTATGTAACACACGATTTTAAAAATGATGAAAAAGATATACCATTAGATAAATGTAGTGTTGATAGTATTTATTTAAATAAGAAATGGAAACCTGCAAAACAAGAAATAAACCTTATTGATTGCTTAAAAGGTTTTAGTAAATTATGGGATATTAAAAAATTAGAATTATGAAACTTGGAAACCTAATTGAATTGATTACAACTTACACAGGTATTAAATGGCTTGTAAAAAAGATATGGGGAGAGGATTGTGGGTGCGATGATAGAAAAAATAAACTTAACGATGTTGAGTTATGGTAAAGGTTTGTACTAAATGTAAAATAGAAAAATCATATTCTGAATTTAATAAAGAAAAAAAAGCGAAAAATGGATTACGTTCTAAATGTAAATCTTGTCGCAAAAAATATCGTCAAGAAAATAAAGAGCATATAAAAAAATGGCATACAAAATATTATAAACATAATAGAAAACGTATAATAAGACAAAATAAAAAATATAAAGTAGATAACAAAGAACTCTATAATAAATACTATAGAGAAAGAAAAAAAACCGAACCTTTATTTAAGTTGAAATGTAATTTAAGAAGTAGAACAACTATGGCTTTTAAAAGTAAAGGTTATTCTAAAAATACTAAAACTCAAGAGATGTTAGGGGTTGATTGGGAGGTTGCTAAACAACATATTGAAAGACAATTTACAAAGGGAATGAATTGGGATAATTATGGAGAGTGGCACATAGACCATATAATACCATTATCATCTGCAAAGACACCTGAAAGGTTGAAGCAACTTTGTCATTACACAAACCTACAACCAATGTGGGCAGAAGAAAATTTAAGTAAGAGTGATAAAATTATAGGACAACAAACATTATTAAGAATATGACTTTAGAAGATAGAGTAACTTGGGAAGATTTTAAAGCGAATGTAACAAACAAATTAACTCCTGAATACAGAAAGGTACTTTGTAAATTACACGCACAATATTATAATCACAAATACAACGAACCCTGCACTTGTAATGGAAAGATTTACAAGATGTGGATAGCAGATATAGATAGAGTTTATGGTGGGTAAAATACACAAGTTAGAACAAACAATAGTACAAATATTAAACATTGATGGATGGCAGCTTAAATGGACAGGAGAGGGTTCACAAAGTTGGGATGCAGAGGGGTTGACTCCGAAAGGAAAAGAATGTGTTATAGAGATGAAGTTTAGAAATAAACACTATGATACTAAAATGCTTGAAAAGGCTAAATACGACAAGCTAATAGCCACAGGTAAGGTTGCTTTGTACTTTGTAAATGACCCAAAGGCAAACTATTTTTTTTGGTTAAATGATATAGAGATGCCTGAACCTGTAAATAAGTACTGCCCTGAAACCACAATGTGGGGGAACAAGAAAGTTTTAAAACCTTGCTACCTACTTGAAGAAAGTAAAGCAGTAATGATAAATAAAAATAATTAACATTTTTTGTTTATATCTCAATTATTTGTTTTATATTTGTTTAAATTTAAAAACAAAACAAGATGAAATTAAGTAAAGCAGCAAGATTAGGTAAACAGACAAATAAGATTTGTTTGATATCGTTAGTGATTATTTTAGGTTACTTTGTAACGAGAACAGTATCAACTTTAATATTTAGCGTATAATGAGAAGCACACAACCACACTACGACAATGGGAATAGCTACGATGTAATTGATGTAATTAATGATTATAACATAAACTTTTGTAGAGGTAACATAATTAAGTATGTTATACGAGCAGGTAAAAAGAAAGATGAGTTACAAGACCTGTTGAAAGCACAGGATTATTTAAACAGAGAAATAGAATTATTAAGAAAAAAACAATGAAAAATCAAACAGTATCAAAATATGCACCAATGAATAATTTCGGAGAAATATTAGATAATAAATACTATGACACAATTTCCGAAGCAGGTTCTAACCTAACCGCAGAGTATAACAGAATTACAATTATATTTAAAAACAAATAAGAGATGGAAAGATTTGATTACGAACTACACCACCATTTAAAAAGCGAAGAGGAAACTTTTGATTGCCTTGAATGTGGTACACCAATAGAAAGAGAATACGGGTATTGTAGTTGGGACTGCCATAAAGCATCAATGTTATGATAGAGGAATATACAGAGGAAGAGTTACAAAGTGGGAAAGAGATTTATGCATCATTATTAGATATGAGTCCATACAATAAAGGTTCTCGTCTATATTTTACAGATGGTATGTACGTTTATCCTGATGGGAGAATAGAATCGGAATAATAAATTTAAAACAAAAGACAAATGATTTTACTAATAGATGCAGATAGTTTAATTTTCGCAAGTTGTTATCGTAAAAGGTTAACCCCTGATGATAGTCCATACTATGAGCAATTATCAGATGCAACAGATAAGTTTGATGAGCAGCTAATGGGTATCGTAAATGACCTTGAGCAACATTACGAGGTTGATAAGGTTCTTATATTTAGTGGTTCTTTGGGTAACTTTAGAAAGCTAATAACAAAGAAATACAAAGCTAATAGAACTAACCAACAGAAACCACCATTATTAAACAAGGTACACGAATACGTTAAAGAGAAACACAATTCTATTTATGGGTATGGTGTTGAAACAGATGATATGGTTGCAAGGTACTGGAATGATTTATCAAAAGAGTTTGGTAGAGATGAGGTTATGATAGTTTCAATAGATAAAGACTACAAGCAGTTCCCTTGCTTAATGTATAATTATCATTACAAACATAAAGTTGTTTATAATATTACAGAGGAAGAAGCTATGTTTAATTTTTATCAGCAAATGATTATTGGAGATACTGCAGATAATGTAAACTATTTTAAAGGTAAAGGTAGAAAGTTTGCAGAGAATTACCTGCAAGATTGTTATACTAAATATCAATATACAAAAAGACTTTACCTATTATTTATAGAAGCATATAAAGGTAAAGCTAGACAAAGGTACATAGAGTGCTATAATTTATTAAAATTAAGAACAGATTAAGATGGGGATTTTAGATGAGATTTATAATTATGTCAATAGTGTTTATGGAATTGATATAAAAGAAAATACAAGGAA